CCTTCCGGAGGAAGTAGAGTTTGCGATTAATGCCCTTGTGGATGATGTCAAGCGCCTCGGGCTGACCAGGTTCGTACGTCCGTTGGCGCCGCAGGGGGTTACCAGCGTCGCGGTTGCCGTCAAGGGAGGCATCGCGGTCCGGGCAGCCTCGCAGTATCTCGTTGGGCGTGATGAGGTAGTGATGTGCCTAGATGTGATCGGGAAGGCTGCCTAATGCCTTGGTCCCCAGCCACGCAGCGAGTCGCACGGGCCGTCGCTCATGGCTGGCAGCCAACAGGCTCGGCTAAGGGTTTTTCGCGTGGCTTTGCATCGCAGGTGCTGCGCGAGTCTGAAGGAAAGCGTAAACTCCGCAAGCACAGGGGCATGACGTTGGGCGATTTAGGGAGGGGCAATGCCGATTCCCGGTAGTCTCGGAGACTTGGGGATGCGTCAGGGTGGTAGCGGGATGTTCGGCCCGCGGCCGCGCAGGCAGGCACCGATGCAAGGTCAGATGCAGGCTCCTCCGATGTTCGATCCCCGGCGAATCCCCTATGACATGCCGCCGCCACAACGTCTACCCCAGATGCCGGGTGGCGGCTACACCGGCGGCCAGCCATGGCAGGTTGCTCCTCAGCCGTCGGGCGCTACGCCCTGGGCAAAGGGGCCGCAGAGCATCCGAGGAGCGTTCGGCTATGGGATGGCTCCGTGGCTTCAGGGAGGATTCCGCTAATGCCCGAGAGGGTTCAGAGGTATTCCGAAGCGGAGCGAGCAGGACAGGCAGCGAACCGCCGCGCCGCGACAGGCAAGGCTAAGTATGGAGGTTCCTTCGAACAGCAAGGCTACCGCCCCGCGAAAGAGCAGGGGATGGCCTTCCTCAACCGGGAAGCCCTCAAGGCCAAGTACGGAGCCTTCGCGAACCCCACATGGAGCTACGAGGACAGGGGAGGCCAGCTTTACCGCAAGCCGCTCGCGAACCAGAGCGGCCGCATTGCAGAGCAGGGAGGCACAGCCCAGTGGGAGGCCGTCCCTGACTACGTGCAGCGCTCCTACGCCAACCCCGCGCGCCGGCAGTTCTTCGCGAACAACCCAGACCTAGCGAACCGTCCCGGAGGTGGACAGGACGCCTGGCTTCATCAGAAGTACCTGAACGGCCTCCAGACCGACCCCGCGACGGGCATGAAGATGAACCGCCAAGGGGAGCTCTACGATGCCAACGCCCTAAACATGTACCGCCCCGGCTACACAGGAGGCGCGATCGGCCAAGCAGGAATGACCCTCGGCTCCATGGGAGGCGCACCAGGCTACGGGATGCCCGGCGGCAACATGATGCAGCCGAACCTCGGCGGCCTCGGAAGCTTCCGCCCGATCCCCGGCTACTCCGTCCCAGGCCAGCAAGCTGGAGGCTACCAAACCCCGAACATCAACAGCATGAGCTATGCAACCCAGCAGGGAGGCGGGAGCACCTTTGGAAGCTATCCGATGTCGCAGCCCTACTCGAACCCCTTCGCTGCGTACCAGCCGGGCTACCTGAGCGGGAATTACTAGGATGCAGCGATCCGAAGAGGCCCTAGGGGAAGTTCTAGACGTAAAGTGGGCCACAGAGTTTAGCGATAAATTTGAGGCCACTCATCTGGTGGTTGTTCTCTGTAAGAGGTGCTGGGTATTGGTTCCGGAAGCCGCAATGGCCCATCATGCCGAATGGCATTCGCGCCTGACCATGTTCGGGTTCTGACAGTTTTCGAGTTTAGAAACTGATGCGGGATGGGAAAAAGAAGCACCCCGGCGGCAGGCCGAAGGGAAGCAAGAGCAAGAAAACCCTTGAGAAGCTTGCCCATGAGGCGCTCGTCCGAGAGATGGTTGGAAAGGCTCTCGGCCCCATGACCGAGGCCCAGATCCGCAGCGCTGAAGGCATCAAGCATCTCATGTTCCGCGACCCCAAGACGGGCAAGTTCGAGCGGGTGACCGACGAGGCCCAGATGGATGCAGCCCTCGCCAGCGATGGAGAGGCCCACTGGATCTACACGAAGGACCCCAGCACGCAGGCGTACACGCAGCTCCTCGATCGCTCCTACGGGCGCCCCACGGAACGGGTACAGGCCGACGTGATGCACGAGGCTGGCCCGAAGATGGAGATCCTTCTCCGGAACTTGAAGCGGATCGGCAATGGCAACGGCAGCGCTTGACCTCGACACCGAGCTAAGCGAGGCGTGCGCTCGCTTCAGGAACGATCCCTTGGGATTCGTCAAGGTCATGTTCCCTTGGGGGCTGCCGGGCGAACTGCAGGGTAGCGCCGGCCCGGACAAATGGCAGGAGGCATTCCTCAAGTCCATCGGCAAGGAGTGTGCCGCCAACAAGTTCGACGGCGTGGTTCCGGTCGCCCCGGTCCGCCGGGCTGTCTCGAGCGGCCATGGTATCGGGAAGTCAGTCATGGCGGCCTGGATCGTCGTGTGGATCATGTCCACGCGCCCGCACTGCCGCGGCACGATCACAGCGAACACCTTCAGCCAGCTTGAGACCAAGACCTGGGCAGCGATCAAGAAGTGGACGCGGCTCAGCCTGACGGGGCACTGGTTCACCGTGACGAGCACGCGGATGTACCAGACGCAGCACAAGGACACCTGGTTTTGCGCGCCAGAGACCAGCAAGGAAGAGAATAGCGAAGCGTTCGCCGGCCAGCACGCGGCGGACTCGACCAGCTTCTACATCTTTGACGAGGACTCATCCATACCCGAGGCGGTTCACGAGGTAGCGGAAGGTGGGTTGACCGACGGCGAGCCGATGATCTTCCGCTTCGGCAACCCCACGCGGTCGAACGGCAGCTTCTACCACGCCTGCTTCGGCGGGATGAAGCACCGCTGGAACCCCTTGGTCGTGGACTCTCGGGACTCTCGTTTCACCAACCAGGCCCACATCAAGGAGTGGGAGCAGGACTATGGAGAAGACTCCGACTTCTTCCGCGTGCGAGTGCGTGGACTGCCACCGAGTGCGAGCGACGCTCAGTTCATCGACATGGCCCGCATCAATGCCGCCCAGCATCGAAGTGTCGTGGTACTGCCCGACGAGCCGCTCGTGGCAGGTTGTGATCTCGCTTGGGGCGGGTCAGACGACAACGTTATCCGCTTTCGCCGAGGATGCGATGCGCGAACGATACCACCTATCCGAATCAAGGGCGAATTCACCCGCGACCCTGGAGTCCTTACCTCCCGACTCGCCGAAGTCCTGAGCCGGGACTACGACGGGCATCACGTTGCGGTGCTGTTCATGGACTCGGCTGGTATCGCTGGCCCCATCGCGCAGCGGCTCAACACCCTCGGGCATCGCAACGTGGTCTCCGTGAACTTCGGCGCGGACTCCCCCGGGGAGCGGTGCAGGTTTATGCGGGACTACATCTGGGCTGAGATGCGGGACTGGCTGCTGACGGGCTCAATCGACAAGTCCTCGGACCTCGAGGCGGACCTTTCAGCACCGGGGATGCGTCCGGACAACCGCCAGCGGATCTGGCTGGAGTCGAAAGAGGACATGAAGAAGCGCGGCTTGGATTCTCCGGATGATGGCGATGCTTTGGCGCTGACGTTCTCGGCGACGGTGAGGCCGCAGAGTTCGCACAAGCGCGGCGCTCCTCCTCCGACCGAGTGGGCTTGGGCATGAGCAAGCTGGTCGCGTTCGTTCAGAAGATGGAGCGCGCAGCGGGAGCACCGAAGCGCGGCGTCACTCGCTTCGCGGAGTGGTGGCTTGGCCCGCCCAAGAAGCCCTCGATTGCCGTGTGCCTGACCTGCCGCCAGGCCGTGTCATCGTGGCGTACCCACGCGAACGGGCGCATCGAGTGCCACAAGTGCGCTAGCAGCCCTGGATAGGAGCGCCTAGATGCATCTCGTCCGATCAGTCACCGAGGGGGCTCCACAGCAAGGGGCGAGCACTCCAGTCCAGACGACCATTGGAGCGGCGGCCGCTCAGGTGGTCGCGCTCAACCGCAAGCGCAAGGGCCTGATCATCCAAAACACCGGGCTCACCACGCTCAAGTTCTGCTACGGCAGCACGTCCCCGACGCAGACTGTCTACCACTTCGCGCTGAAGGCATGTTCCTTGGCCGATGATGGTTCAGGCGGCGTGATGCTGGAGGAGAACTGGATCGGTCCGGTTCAAGGCATCTCAAGCGGCGCGGGCGGGACGTTCGTCCTGACGGAGATAACCGCGGCGGGTGCTTCGCCCACGTGGGACGCCAATGCGGATTGGGGATCGAGTGGGTAGGACGATCATCGTCCCGGGTGGCGCTGCGGGTGGCGCCGGGATCACGAATATCAACGTGTCCGCCGGGACGACGAGTAACAACCTCTCGAACCTGACATTCGCAGACTCTCCGACTGTCAGCTTCGGGCTCGACGGCTCGACCATCACGGCTTCGGCTGCAGGTGGCGGAGCGCCGGCGACGTTGGCTCACCCGGTTGCAAGCGCGAACAGCGTAGGAACGGCGCCAAGGGTTGCGCTCGAGGACCACCGGCATGCCGGCGTCTTCAGCATGGGCGCGTCGAACGTGGGGAACACAGCGGGCGATACGCGGGTGGATGTCGGGCGGTTCGTGCTGGCCGGCGGGAATAACGTGACCTTGTCCCAGGCGACGGCCGCGAACGCCTTGAACACGATCTCTATCGTTGGGGCGACGCTGACCAATTCAAGCTGGACGGTGAGCGACAACGCCACGTCGGGGACTGTGGCTCGGCTGGCGTTCACGAACCTCAACGGGGTGACGCTGTCCTTGAGCTCGGGCGCTGCGGGGCAACACACCATCGTCGGCAGCCACAACGCCTTGACGTCCCAGAGCAACCAGGCTTTCAGCGCGGCGGGAGGGTCGAGCGCGTTCCAGACGCTCAGCTTCAGCGACAACGCCTACCTGTCGTGGACGAACAACGCCGGCCAAGTAGCGGTCACCGAGATCCGCGGCTCGTTCTTCGCGACCGGGAACACGACCCAGTCATCGAGCAACACGATCAACCTTGATACCGTGATCTTCCGGGGGTCGGGCGCCGCGTCGGTCGGAGTGAGCAACGGCTCGATCATTGTGGACGTGCAGGCAGGTGCAGCCGCGATCACGCAGAGCATCGGGATGAGCACGCAGACTGCTGGGGGTGCCACCGCTGGAACCACAGGTTACGCTACCGGCGACGACATCCTTTACCACTTTGTCCCCGGCTCGAACATCACCATGAGCCAGAGTATCGACGGGGCGAGCGGAACGCTGTCGGTTTACGGTCCGGCCGGCAACACGCTGTCCGCGCCAAGTCTCGGCATCTTCAACAACCTCAACGCCGCGGGCGACTCAGTGGGTGAGCCGAGGCGCAGCTTCGTCTTCGCCGGCTCGCACCGCTCTCTCGCCATCTATCCTTTGGTCGCGGCGCCGTGGGGTGGTCCTTTCCCTGGCGACCTGACGTGCAACACGTTCTACTATCGCATGTCGCTGTCGGGCTCGACTGCCACGATGAGCCAGGCGTTCACGTCCACGTTCCGCATCGGGATTTACACCCAGAACGCGTCGTCTCTCAGCCTGCTCAACTCGGTGGAGGTGACGTTCGGATCGGGCGCAGCGAACGCGAACCTTTCGACGCTCTTCGTGGGCAATCGCTACCTGACCATCGATGCCACCGCTTGGTCCTCGAGCCCAGTGTTCCGGTTCGGCTCGATCTACTATATCGCCACGAACCACGATACTGCGGGCGTCTCGAATCAGACGGGCCAGTTCTCCGGTGGCTACATCTGGGCCTCCAACTCTCTGTCTCACTCCGGGACCATCGGAGTGGCGACGGCGAACAACACCACGATGGGCCTTCATCCTTGGATCGGGATGTGGTCAGCGACGACCAACGCCTTCCCGGTCAGCATCGCGTCGAACGCGGTGAACAAGCAGAGTCCTATCGTTGTGGTCCCGCCGTTGATCCTTAATCAGAACAACCCAGCGAGCTTCTAGTGGCAAACATCCTTTTCGTGACCGTGAACGACTTGGACATCTCGGCGGCTGACGAGCTCACCGTGAGCGCGGCCGTTTGGATTCAGGTCGGGAGCACGCCGCACAATCTCGGCTCCATGAATCGTGCGGTGAGCATGAAGACGCTGGGCGTCTACAACACCGCGATTCAGTTCAACCAGTTAATCGCCGACGAGGCGGTAGACTTCGCGGACCAGAACGGCTACAGCAACGCCTGGAACTTTCGCTACGTCGCCGGCGGGTTTGGGTCTCTCACGGTTCTATGAGCCTCGTTGTTCAAGACTTCGGCGGCAAGCACAACGCGAACCTGAGCGCCGGGCGCGCGCGGCTGATCCAGGGCGGCACGTGGAAGAAGCAGCGGATCATCGTCGTACTGCCGGCGGGCGATTCGATCCCCTCGAAGGTCGCGCTCGCGCACTGGAACCTGATGTTTCCGCCGAACAACGGCGTGGTCCGGATTCTGGCGCAGGGGCTGGAGGTAGGAGAGGCTTACTCAACCGCCATCCAGCAGATTCTTGACCATCCGGACCTGAAGGGTTGGGAGTACGTCTTGACTCTTGAGCACGACAACGCGCCGCCGGCGGATGGCGTGCTGGCGCTCGTCAAGCGTATGGAGGAGCACCCGGAGTTCGCCTGCATCGGCGGGCTCTACTGGACCAAGGGCGAGGGTGGCGTCCCTCAGATCTGGGGCGACCCAAAGGACCCAGTGCTCAACTTTAGGCCGCAGCCGCCGGACCCAAGCGGCGGCCTAGTCGAGTGCTGCGGGACTGGGATGGGGTTCAATCTCTGGCGCTTGAAGACCTTTCGTGATGAAAGATTACGGCGCCCTTGGTTCAAGACCGTAGCTGGGAAGGAAGGTATCGGCACGCAAGATTTGTACGCGTGGGCCGACCTGCGGAAGTACGGCTACCGCTGTGCCATAGACTGCTCGGTCAAGGTCGGGCACTTCGATGGAGAAACGATGTGGTGATGTGGCTTGTTGTGGTAGCGGCGGCAATAGTTGGTAACGGATTGGGGGCTTGGAACATTCGAACGATTTCCACTGACCGCTATACTGCCACGGCCATTCTGACCCTGAGCGCTTCGTTGGTTCAAGGGACAGTGGCCCGCTTTAACGCCAACCACGAGTGGGCTTATGTTGCTGCATGGAGCATCGGTTCGGTGATTGGAATCCTTGGAGCGATGCATCTAGACCGAAATGGACAGAAGGCCCGTGGGTAAAGCCGCCAGGCCTTCCGAAATAGCGAGAATGATGTGGTGATCGTCAGGGTTGATCCGAAGTTCGACAAGCGCCCGCACTTTGCTGCGATCTTCGTGAATCCAGACGCCGATAGCTGTTCGATCTCTTGCGGCCTGATCGTCTGGGGGTACGCGCTATTGTTCGGACGTCCATCGCGGTTGTGGTTCGGATCAACAAGGCAAGTCCACTAATGGGTAAAGCTGCGCGCCTCCGCGCCGTGAAGAAAGCCGCCGAGCTCAAGCTAGACCTCGGCTGCGGGAAGAATCCGGCAGAAGGTTTCACGGGAGTGGACGTACGCGACTTCGGGCAGCCGATCAAGGCCGACCTCGCGGACCTGCGCTGGCCATGGAAGGACAGCACGGTCACCGAGGCTCGTGCTTCGCACTTCGTGGAGCACTTGACCGCAGACCAGCGCATCCACTTCGTCAACGAACTCTACCGCGTGCTGATTCCTGGCGGGAAGTGCCTGGTTGTGACGCCGCACTGGGCCAGCACGAGGGCATATGGGGACCTGACGCACCAATGGCCGCCGGTCTCGGAATTCTGGTGGTACTACCTCTCGAAGGACTGGCGGAAGGATAACGCCCCGCACAACGACGCCTATACGTGCGACTTCGAGGCGACGTGGGGGTATAGTCTCAATCCAGCGCTTCATTCGAGGAATCAGGAGTACCAGAGCTTCGCGCTCCAGAACTACAAGGAGGCCGCGTCAGACATGGTGTGCACCTTGGCGGCTCGCAAGTGATTCTCTCCTTTCTGGTCGGAGCGTCACTGCTGGTCATCGGTGCTGTGCTGGGCGCTGGTGCGGCGCTGTGGTTCGTGCTGCGTTACGAGTCGGAAGAATGAGAGGTTCCTGGTTGAGAAAGCTCCTGTTGGTCCTGCTGTTTGCCCTGCCTGCTGAAGCGGCTGCGCCGGGGTGGATTGTGTCGTGTGCTTACTCGCACAGCCTTTCGGACGATCCCATCGTGTTTCCGAATCAGCCCGGCGCGAGCCATCTTCACGACTTCGCCGGCAGCTTGGGCACTCGAGCGAACTCCACCGTCGATCAGATGAGAGCAGCGGGGACCACGTGCGCGATCGGGGGCGACACCTCGGGGTACTGGGTTCCGGCGCTCTACATCCACGGATCGCAGAGGCTGCGAGTGCTGCCCAAGGCGCAGGGAACGAAGAACGCGCTCTTCTACTACCGCCGCAAGGGTGCTCCGTCCGGGACGACGGTCAGAGCCTTCCCCGCGGGGCTCAAAATGGTGATCGGCAACGGCCACGCCCAGACGCCAGCCGAGAATCCGCTGCTTGGGACTCAGATCACGTGGAAGTGCGGGCCGGGGTCCGGAACGGACACGCCGAGGCCTCCCGCGCAGTGCGGATCGGGCACGATGGTCCTGAGCATGACGTTTCCGAACTGCTGGAACGGTCGGGATCTGGACTCGCCGGACCACATCAGCCACATGCGCTATCCGAGCGGATCGAGGTGCCCGACGTCTCATCCCATCGTCCTTCCGAGGATCGAGTCATTCTGGCGCTACAACGTGGGGACTCAACCGATTGGGGAGGTGAACCTCGCGAGCGGGCCGGATTTCACCGCGCACGGGGATTTCATGGACGCGTGGATTCCGACGGCGTTGCAGTCGCTCCTGAATCGCTGCATCAACGCCAACACGGATTGCGGCACGAATCCTCAGCCATGACTGCGAGTCTCAGTTTCCCGGTAAGGCCAGACATCGAGCGCAAGCAGCACCTTCTTGCTCTCCACGCGACGATGGTCGAGTACCTTCAAGCGAAGTCACGGGACGGAGACTGGCATGGCGTTTCTGATGCGGCTTGCGACCTCCGGGAGATCGAGGCGGAACTCAGAGGGCTAAGGGCAGGGGACTGATGGCGAAGCGCGAAAAGGACATCGCCGAACTAGCACTCAAGCGCTACAAGTACGTCTCGGACGCCTGGTCGAATCAAGGCCGCCGGGAACGGGATGACCTGCGCTTTCAGGACCCTGAGCAACAGTGGGACGACGCATCGAGGGCTGAGCGGAGAGGTGGAGTCGCGTCTGGGACGATCAGCAACGCGCGTCCCATGCTGTCGATCAGCAAGCTCAACCAGCCGTTTCAGCTGATCCGCAACCAGCAGAGGCAAGCGAGACTCGGAATCAACCTCCATCCGAAGAGCCCGGATGCGAGCCCGGAAACCGCGGAAATGATTCAGGGGTTGTATCGCTCGATCGAGCAGGAGAGCCGGGCGGATCAGGCGCGGGGATGGGCGTTCGCTCGTGCTGCTTGGGCTGGAAGGGGCTGGTACCGCATCAACACCGACTACGACGACGAGGGCGGCCACCCGTTCGACCAAGTCATCAGGATCGAGCGGATTCTCTATCAGGATTCGGTCTACATCGACCCCTCCGCCAAGCAGACGGACTACTCGGATGCCGGTTACGCCTTCGTGGCGTCGTGGCTGCCCATCGAGCGGTTCAAGGCGCTCTACCCTGATGCCGAAGTGCCCGAGGACGAGGGGGATTTCGAGGCGATCAACGCGATAGCCCCGGATTGGATCAAGCAGGACGGCGATACATGGGCCGTGCGCGTCGCGGAGTACTGGTACAAGGAGTACGAGAAGCAGACCTTCGTTGAGATGCCGGAAGCCTACGTGCAGGCCGGGGGCGAAGCGGTTGAGATCGAGGAGGAGCTCCCGGAGGACCTTCCGCCGGAATTCAAGCCCACTAAGGACGCGCGACGCAGAAAACACCTTGTTCCGAAGGTCTGGCAGTGCCTTCTAGCGCCCGGTGGTGATCCGTTGCAGCACCTTGAGGGGCCGTCCGAGTGGATGGGGCAGTACATCCCGCTCGTTCCGGTGTTCGGTGAGGAACTTCAGCCGTTCGACTCCCAGCGCCGCTACGTGGGGATGGTGTATGCGAACAAGGACGCTCAGAGGGCCTACAACTACGCCGCGAGCACGCTGGTTGAGCGGATGGCGATGGAGCCCAAGGCTCCCTACATGCTCGACGCGAAGCAGGTTGAAGGTTACGAGAAGTGGTGGGACCAGGCGAACCGCCGGAACTTCCCGTACATCCTCTACAACCGCTTCATCAACGGGCAGGACTACGGCCAGCCGCAGCGCAGCGAAATCGACATGTCCGGCTCTTCGCTCGCCATCCTCGGCCTCCAGCAGTTCAACGAATTCCTCCAGTCCGGGACGTTTGCTTACGATCCGAGTCTAGGGAGACAGCAGCCCCAGCGGAGCGGAAAGGCCATCCAGGCCGAGCAACAGCAATTCGAGATCAGTTCTTCGGGCTACCTCTACAACCTCGCTGACGTGAGCATGAACCTCGAGGCGCGGATCGTCCTGGACCTGATGCCCAAGGTTTACGACCGCGCGGAGCGTGTGGTGTCGATCCTTGACGAAGAGGATCAGTCCCAGATGGTCATGCTCAACGCTCCCTTCGTTGAGGGCGAGGACGGAATGCCGGTCCCGATGAACGGCGGCGCCCCGCAGCAGGACGCGAAGCTCTTCGATCTGAGCAAGGGCGTCTACTCGGTCTCGATCACCGTTGGGAAGTCCTTCCAGACGCTCAGGCAGGAGGGCTCGGAGGTTATCGGGGAAATCATCACCGCGCGGCCGGAACTGCTTCCGATCATCGGACCGCTGTACTTCGGGATGCAGGACTTCCCGGGGGCCAAGGAGATCAAGGATCTCCTCGTGAAGATGCGCGCGGCTCAGTATCCGATGCTGGCTGACGAAAACAAGATGAGCCCGGAGCAGATGCAGGCCCAGATGATGCAGCTTCAGCAGCAGAATCAGGAACTGCAGATGCAGCTCCAGCAAGCGGGCCAGATGATCCAGACGAAGCAGATCGAGTCGCAGGGGCAGCTCCAGAAGGCCCAGTTGGATGGCGAGACGAAGATCGCCACGGCGAAGATCGACCAGGAGACGAAGCTGTTGATCGCGGAGCTCGAGGCCAGGCAGGCGAAACTGGAGGCGATCGTCGCGAGCGCTCAGAAGCGGGAGGAGATCCAGCTTCAGACGGAAGGCAAGATCGCTGAGAAGGCGGCGGATGTCGTGTTGCAGCCTCCGGACCTGACCTATCGGAAGTCTCAGGATCAGCCGTTGCCGAAGGGTGATAAGAGGTTCTGATGAGCCAAGTGTTCGGAACCCTCAAGAGCGAGCGGCGCCGCCGGGCCGTAAAGGAGCAGGAGGACATCAACCTCACGGCGCTGAATAACGAGTTCATCACTCGTGAGCGCGTTGGAAAGCTGGAACTGCGCGCCATGGGCCTGGAGCAGTCCCGGGACAAGGTGCTGCTCCTGCTGTCGCGTGGTTTCTTCGGTCGTCTCAAGTGGATGCTTCTAGGCCGTTGACTTTTCAAGGCGTAAGCGGATAATCGGGGGACAAGATGGCCGAAGGGCCTGCCACAATCGAATCAGACGGCTACACGATCACTTCCACGCACGAAACTGCGGAGGAGATGGTCAAGACGTTCGAGGAGCGGGCGAAGGAGCCGGATCGCTCTCCGCGCGTCATCAAGCCCATCCCGGACAAGCCGAAGGCGGAAGCTAAGGCGGAAAAGGAGCCCGATGTCTCGCAAGCTGCGTCGGTCCTCGGCAAGAAAGGCGGCGCGGCGGCCGCGGAGGCTCGTCATCAACGTTCCCGTGACGAATCCACCGCCGGGGATGTTCGTACCGACTCCGGAGCGGATGCTGGATCGGCGGGTGACGCTGGAGCGGCTGACGAAGGAGAGGACGCTGTTGCAGGCGCAACTCCAGAGGGCGAAAAGCCTCTAGGCAAGCCCCGCGACGACCCGCGCGCGCGGATGCTCCAAGCGACGCGCCAAGCTGCCGAGCTCAAGCGCCAGCTAGCGGAGCGCGACGCGGAACTCAACCGGCTGCGGTACGAACGTCAGGCCCGCACGGAGCCACAACAGCAGGAGCAGGATCAGAAGGCCCAGCGGATCAAGGAAAAGCTTCCCTTCAAGCCCGAGGACTTTCCCGAGTACGAGGATTACCTCGACGCGCGTGATGAATGGCGCGAGCAGCAATGGGAAGCCAAGAAGCAGGCTGAGCAGGAGGTCAACTCCTACGCGTCCATGCTCGACCGCACCGTGGTGACATTCCGGGACCGGATCGAAAAGCATTTCGGCGCGGAGTACGAGAGCAAGGTGTCCGAGGAGGTTCGGAGCCTTCGCCCGTCATTCACGCTGGTCAACGGCGAGCTACTCTCTCCAGAGAACGTGATCGCCGACGAAATCGTCTCATCCGAGCAGGCTCCGTTACTGCTCGCGCACTTTTCAGAGCATCCTGAAGACCTTCAGCGGCTCGCTACGCTGCCCTCCCCCCAAGCCGTCGGGAGAGAAATGGCGAAAATCGAAGCTCGTCTCGAGGCTGCCCCAACTGTCAAACCAGCCTCCCGGCCAGCGATCAGTCAGGCGAAGCCGCCGGTTCGGACAGTGACCGGATCGCCTCAATCCGCCGACGACGAAATCAGCGAAGACATGAGCTATGACGAGCACGTCAGGGTCATGAACGCCAAGGAGCGTCGAAAGCGGTAAACGGGCGCAAGCCCGTAGGGGCAGTAAATGGCGAATACGCTGTTGACCCCCTCCTGGACCTTGAAAGAGGTCGGGAGGAACTATGAGAACTCGCTGAAGTTCATCGCCAACGTGGAAAGGAAGTACTCTTCGGAGTACGTCCAGGCAGGAGCGAAGGTCGGCAACACGATCAACTATCGTCTCCCGCAGCGTTGGCAAGTGAGCGACGGCCAGGCTCTCGACGTTCAGAACATCCTCGATCAGACGGTTCCGATCAGCTTGACGAACCAAAAGCACGTGGACATGGCGTGGTCCGCGTGGCAGGAGACGACCGAAGTCGAGGACGTGCAGGAGCGCTACATCAAGACGGCGTCCGACGCTCTGGCCTCCGTCGTGGATGGTCTCGCGTTCAACAACGTCTTCCGTGACGTCTGGAACGAGATCGGAACCCTCGGCACAACTCCGTCCACCACCCTCTTGTACCTCCAGGGCAACCGGAAGCTGACTGACATGTCATCCCCGCGTCCTGGGCGCGTCGCGGTCCTCGATCCCGAGGCCGCGGCCGTCATCGCCAACAGCACGACCACCCTGTTCAACCCGCAGGCCATCATCTCGGAGAACTACCGCGACGGCATGTTGGGTCGGGGACAACTCGGAATCGGCGAATGGTACGAGGATCAGAACCGTCCGGGCTTCCTGTCCGGCGAGGCAACGACGGCGAGCACCCCGCTCGTCAACGGCGCTTCGCAGACGGGCTCGAGCCTGATCACCGATGGTTGGGGCACCGCAAACCTCAAGCGCGGCGACATCTTCACGGCGGGCGGGGTTTTCTCCGTCAACCGGCTGAGCTACATCTCGACTGCGCGTCTACAGCAGTTTGTCCTGACCGCGGACGTTTCCGCCGCGGCCGGCGCTGCGACGCTCAGCATTTCGCCGCCGATCATCACGAGCGGACCTCTTCAGACGGTGACCGCCTCCCCGGCGGACAACGCGGTTGTCACTTACTGGTCGATGGCTCCCGGCGGCACGTTCGCCGCGACCGCTTCCCCGACGGGCATGATCTTCCATCCGGAGGCTTTCGCCTTCGTGACGGCGGATCTTGCGATGCCGGGTGGCGGCGCGAAGGCGTCTCGCATCCAGAGCAAGGCTCGCGGGGTTGCACTCCGCATGGCCGAGCAGTGGGATGTGCAGAGCGACCAGAACATCACCCGCATCGACACGATCGTCGGTGCTGCCACTCTCCGTGCTGAGTGGGCCTGCCGAGTGCAGGGTTAGGAGGCTCCCTTGGCGCTTACTAGAACCACTTTGGCTTCGGCCTTCGCAATCGGTGATGCCCAGATCGTTGTGGCTTCGGCCACGGGCTTCGCCGCCGGTCGCATCGTCCGTATCGACGACGAGTTCTTCGTCGTGCAGTCCAACTATTCCTCGGGTGTCACCATCCCGGTTCGTGCGGGGCAGTTGGCTACGCAGAGCACGGCTCACGTCGCCTCGGCAGGTGTGGTCGTCGGTACGGCTGCGGACGACTGGGACAGCCCCGGCTCCAACGTGCGCTCGAACAGCCCGCTTTCGGGCCGAGCGCGGCGCACGGTGTCCATCACCACGACTCCCTCCACCTTGACGCTACCCACGGCGGGATCGGATACCACCGTGATCCTCAACGGTACCGGCGCCATCGCGTTGACGGTTCCGGTTCCGACGACGGACATGGACGGCGACACCATCATGTTTACGAACAACGGTGCGGTCGCCCATACGCTTACGTTCACGGGCGGCCTCGGCGGTGTCGGTGCCACGGCGGATGTGGTCACTTTCAAGGCCGATCAGAAGCAAGCCGTCCTCGTCGTGGCCTGTAACGCAACTTGGAACCTCGTCGGCGTGGTCGGTGGCGCGGCGACGGTTGCGGGCGCGGGTCTGGCGTAAGTTCCTGGGGCGGGGGCTTCGGCTCCCGCCCTCTTTTCACCGAGGCCAGATGGTGATCACGGAGATTGACGAGTTCTATCAGGGCGGCGGGCTGCTGGACCTGACTCGTCCGATTCGTTTCAAAGCCCCGGTGAACATCTGCGATCGCGTTGAGTTCAACCCGAGCGTCTCGGGGGACAACGCCCAGCATTTCTTTGAGCTAGGCGGACAGTTGCCCGCGTCTCCCGATGCGGCCGTTGACGGCGTACTGATCTTGGTTACATCAAGCGGCGCGGCTTTTTTTCCGCAGCGTGCTCTTCAGGTCGGGCTGGCTCCGGGATATACGGGCGCTGCAAGCACGATTGCGGTGTACGTGAACAACAATGCGGCCGGGGTTCATGCTGGCGGTGTCGGCGGCGGGAACATCGGGCTCGCCTGTGAGAGTTTCGGAGTTACGGTCGGCCATAACACGGGACTATTCGCAGAGGCCGGAAGCGGAAGCACGAATTTCGGCTTGGCCGGCAGAGCGACGACCGCGAAAGCCTCAGCGACGAACATCGGCGTCTTGGGTCGGGCAAGAAATACTGGCGGTTCATCCAAGGAGGTCGGCGGACACTTCGATTTAGGGACAGCCGAGGTTGTCTATGAATCCGCTGGGGTAGTTTGCGACAACGGCTCTACGGCGAGCCCGGTTGTATTAGCCCGCGATAACGCTGTTCGTGTTTGGGGCATCGAGGACGGCGGCAGCATCCAGGGCAAGATGGGCACAAAGACGCTCACAGAGACGGTCGCCACGGCGTTCGTGCGCATCAGCGTTCCGCAAGGAACGTGCGTTGGGGGACATGTCATCTACACGGTTGAAGCGAACGACGGGACCGATTTCCAAATCCGGTCCGGCATCCTGCCATTCGCTGCTGTGAACAAGGCTGGCGCGGAGACGGGAGCGGTGGCCACAGTCAGCACGGCTACAGAGACGGTCGCGGTGAGCGTGGGGACGTTGACGAACAACGGCTTCACGATCCCCTCGAACGCTGCTGACACCGTGGACATCTCGGCCAACTTCACGAGCTCGCTGGCCCAGACCACGCTCAGAATCAACTATCGTGTCGAGATGTACGGGAACGCGGTCGTCACAGTGACGCCGCTTTAGGAGGCCGAATGGCAAACGAGCAGTCCGAGGAATCCGAGATCGCCCAAAAACGCAACGACGGCGCGCAGTGGCGGGCGTATGAGAAGGAAATGCGCAAGTGGAACAAGCCCTACGTGTTCCAGCGCTGGCCCGCGATGGTGTACCAGGCGAAGAAGGTCAACGGCAAGAACATCGCGCACATGCCAGAGCCTCAGCCCGAGCATTTCAAGACGGACAGCGAATGGCGCCGGGCGCAGGAGCACGCAGCGCGGTTCACCCAGTCCTGCCAGCGCATCGTAGGAAACGAGGAAGAGTACCGCCGTGCGGTTGACGAGGGCTGGCGTGATTCACCGAACGACGCCGTGGCGCACCTCAACTCCTTGGACGACGCCATCGCGAAGGCGGCAGCCCATCGTCACCACGAGGACAAGAAGCTCAGCCCTGCGGCGAAGGCCGAGGCGGACGCGGTGGACGCAGCATCATACGAGCACGTTCCTGAGATCCCGGCTCAGCCCGTGAAGCGGCGCGGCCGGCCGAAGAAGAACGCGGCGGCATAGGAGGAATCCATGACCGGACGATGGTTTCAGGTAATCTTCTGGGCGTTTCTCGTGGGCTTGGGGTTCACTGCGGGCAGCGCGATCATGAAGTGGGTCGCGGCGATCTGTGCGAGCTTCTTTCAGCGTCTCTCGGCCGGCTAGATGGCGTTCACCACAGCGAGCGACATCGTCCAAGCGGCACTCAAGGAGATCGGTGTGCTCGCGGCCGGCGAGACGATGGCGGCCGAGGATGGAGAGGACGGGCTGAATGCGCTGAATCTGCTCGTGGACGAGTGGCGGACACAGCGCCTCCAGTTGTTCACCGTGCTCCGCTCAACGTGGACGATCGTCTCGGGCACAGCAACCTACACCGTGGGGACGGGCGGGACGGTGAACATCGCCCGTCCGGTCTACATCCAAGAGGTTCGGTTCCAGGACACCGCGCCCACACCTGATCTTGAGTACCCGCTCTACGAAATGACAGACCTCGACTTCGCGAACATCCCGCAGAAGGCGTTGACGAACACGCTTCCGACGTCGTGGTACTACAACCCGACGTTTCCGCTCGGCACCTTGACCTTTTGGCCCGTGCCGACGAGCGCGACTTTGATGGGGGTGATTTACGCGCCCGTAGCGGTTACGGAGTTCGCGGCGCTGACTGACATCCTCAGCCTTCCGCCGGGCTTTAAGCGGATGATGGTCAAGAATCTCGCGATGGACCTTGCGGGAACGTACAGCCGCGAAGTCAGCCAGTCTCTCCGCGATGACGCGCTTGAGAGCCTTGCCGACGTGAAGCGCGCGAACGTCAGAATGGCGGACCTGAGCTTCGACACTGCGGCGCTGACGCAAGGGACGCCGTATTGGTGGAACATCCGCACGGGACCCTGATGGAGCTACCGGGATTCGTGGGACCGTCATATGTCTCGCAGGCCGCGACCTTCGACCAAGAAGAGTTGATGAACTGGTACGTGGAGGTTGCGGAGGTTCCCGGCTCCACGTCGAAAATGTGGCTAGCTCCCACTCCGGGCGTGACGGAGATCGCGAGCGTCTCGGGCGGATCAGGGCGCGCGCACCTGGCCGTGGGATCGCTTGAGTTCGCTGTGATCGGGGATGGCTTCTACCAGATCGACATCGCTGGAACCGTGACGTTGCGCGGGACGGTAGTCAACGATGGCCTTCCGGCGACCTTGAGCGACTCAGGCAACCCGAACTTTGAGATCTTCATCACGTCCGGTCGGAACGGCTACATCTACAACTATGCGACGACCGCGTTCACGCAGATCGCGGCGCTCAACGGGAAGGCCACCAAGGGCGGCTACTTGGAGGGGTACTTCATCTCGCTCGATCCGTTCACGGCATCGTTGTATGCGAGCGAATTGGCTGATGGGTTGACGTGGAACACCGGAACCTCCTTTGCGCAGCGCAGTCTTGCCGCCGATCCCTGGATCTCGTTCGTCATCTCGAACCGCTATATCTATCTCCTTGGCACGGAGACTTCGGAGCCGTGGTTCAACGCTGGGACGTCGCCGTTTCCTTTCACGCCCGATCCGTCGGGGTTCTTCGAGTTCGGCTGTGCCGCGACGTTTTCCGCGACGGTGGTGGATAGCGCCCCCGTTTGGCTGGGACGCTCCAAGGACGGACGGGGGATGGTCATCCGGGCGAACGGGTTTAACCCGGAAATAATTTCCACGTATCCGATTCAAGCGCTTCTGAACGGGCTGACGACTGAGGGCAACTTCATCATCAGCGACGCCATCGGGTTCACGTACAACGATGCCGGCCACACGTTCTATATTCTGAGTTTCAACACCTTCGATCTAACTCTCGCCTGGGATTCCTCGAACCCAAACGTGGCAAACGGATGGGCCAAGCGAGGAACGTGGCTCAGCGAAGAGAACCGCTTCGGGATCTGGCGTCCCTGCTTCCACGCGTTCGTGTTCGGCCGACACCGCATGCTCGACATCGGAACCGGCTCGATCTACGTGATGGATCGGGCCTTCGGGATGGATGCCGATGGCCGTGAGATCCGCCGCGTTCGACGTGCACCGGCCTTGGTCAACGAACTCCAGCGGATCACCTATCCAGCGTTCGAGCTCGACCTTGAGCCAGGCCTTGGAAACACGGTCGATCCGGGCTCGAATCCGCAAGTCATGATGCGCATGTCGAACGACGGCGGAAAGACCTGGGGCAATGAGCGACTCCGCTCTGCCGGGATGATCGGTCAGTACGGGACTCGGGTTCGTTGGAATCGCTGCGGCCAGGCCAGGCGCAGGGTGTTCGAGGTGAGCGTCACTGATCCGATTCCCTGGCGCTTGACGGCGGCCTTTTTACAAGACGCGACGGCGAAGGGCTAGATGGCGAACCCTGTTCCTATCCCGTATCAGACTCCGATAGCGAACCTCCCGAAGGCTGGAGGGAGCATCGTGCGCGGGAAGGGCGGTAGAAGCCCAGGAAGCCCTGAGCGCCCGAACACGGACCCGCATGCGAACTTCTGCACGCAGCCCTGGCTGAAGTGGTTCCAGTTCCTGAACGAACTCGCCACGACGAGCCCGGTGTTTCAGGATGCGAGCACGACGGACGCTTGGAAGAACGATTTCTCGCAGGAGGATTTCTGGAGCAATGTCCCTGGCCCTGGGGCTTCCCCACCGGCGTCGTGGGACATCGTCAACGCTGAAGCGAACCATCCTGGGATTCAGCGGCTCCTGACGGACGTGAACAACGGGGATATCACGTCGGCATTTTTCCCTGTGGCTGCGGCTGCTGGGTCCGTCCGCTGGGACCAGATCAGCACGGTAACGCTCAACTTCAAGACATCCGCGACCATCACGACGTCTCGGTTCGAGTGCGGGATCAGCGACGATGCGCGGGCCAACTGGCCGGCGAGCGCGTTCGAGTTCGGCGCGAACATGGTCTACGCCTTCTACGATACGGCCGTTGACAACAACCTCCACTTCCGGATGCGTACAGGCGCGGTGCTTCAGAGCGACATCGCTGTGCTGACTCCGTGTCCCGTCGATACCTGGCTCAAGTTCATCTTTCAGCGGAGACTGCTCGGATCGTCCTACGTGATGGATGTGATTTTCAGGCAGGGGGATGCGGGGACCGACACGCAGATCACGACGCTCACAACTGGTTTGCCGGCCGATTCGACGGCCTTCGGTGGATTCTTCCGCGTCGGGACTCGTGCGGCTGCCGCGCGGGATCTCTTCGTGGACAGGTTCTTGATGCCCATCCCCAACAGCCCGCCGCTCGCCCGATGAGGCTCGTGGGTGATTACTGGTATTACGTGTTTTGGTCGGGTGTGGGGTTGACCGCGATGTACCTGCTCTGGCGGATCGAGCGGCACCTCGCGGAACTTGTTACCATCTGGACGCTCAAATGATCGCGCGCACCTTGGCGGAGCACGAATGGGCACGGCTGGAGGAAACGGACCATCCTTCGGTCCTGTCGTTCGTTGATCCGAAGGATATGCGAGTGGTCGTGGTCGAGGACGAAGGGAAGATCCGCGGAAGCATGGCGATTCTCCGGGTGACGCACCTCGAGAACGTGTGGGTCGCTCGTGATGCTGGGGCAGGAGTGAAGCGGCTGTTGATCGAGTCCGCGTTGACGGCTGCTCGGGAGTGGTCCCGCGACTGGGCCATGGCGAGCGTCGGTGACGATCAGGTGGCGGATCTTGTGACGCGGATCGGCGGCCGGAAAATCCCCGACCTCGATACGTACATGGTTTCCTTGGAGCAGTAATGCTGACACCGACTCCCTACGGAACGCCGGGCGGAGTACAGAGCGGTTCGTCGGCCAGTCTTGTGCCTGGAGGACAGGGGGGTATGCCGCTTCCATTTGCAGTTGCAGCGCCCGCGGTGGCATCCACCGTTGGGAGTGCGTTCTCGTACTTCGGCGGCAAGGGTGCTCAGAAGACTCAACAGCGCGCCGCCGATCAGGCGCTTGCTTTCGAGCAAGAGCGCGAGGCCACGAGGCGGCGGGAGTACGAAGAGCAGCAGGAGCAGGCGAAGCGACAGTGGGAGGCGGAGCAGCAGTTCCGTGTGCCCTACCGCAACGCCGCAGTTTCAGTCCTCGCCGGCTACGGGTTCAAGATCCCCACGAACTTCGCTGAGGTGCCACCGGAAGAGCCGATGCAGCCTCCTCCCATGACCTTAGGTAGCATGGGACGTCCAAGGAGCCCGTATGGCCAGGAATTCTGAGTACGGGACGGACTACCGTTTCAACCCGACGCCACAGCGCGTCACGTATGCGGCGCTTGCTCCGCAGCAGGCCCAGCAGCAGGCAGCAGCGCAGCAGCCTGTGGAGTACGTTCAACCGTTCTCCTACCAGACGCCGAAGTTCAAGGGCAGCAAGAAGCCGAAGACGAAGATCCCGAACGTCCCGTCCTTCTACGTGCCGCCATACCTCCAGCCCACGGCGGAGGACGTGTTTGCGGACCCGAGCTATCAGTTCAGATTCAACGAGGGAATGAAAGCGCTGGAGCGCAGCAAGTCCGCGCAGGGGACGCTTCGCAGCGGAAACACCCTCAACGAGCTGCTCCGCTATGGTCAGGACTTTGCCAGCCAGGAGTATGCGGCGGCGAATCAGCGGGCCGCGAACCAGTACGGCTTGAATTATCAGGCGAGCCGCGACATGTACGCGCCCTACTTCGCGCAGTGGCAGACTCAGGCGGACCTTGAGCGCGACGCGGCGAACCAGGCCTACGCTCGCGAGTGGCAGCAGTACGTCTTCCCGATCGATGACAGATTCCGTAGGGAACAAATGCTTCTGAGCTACGGAGCACCGCGCTGATGCCGAAGGGGTTCGGCTATGTCCCGTTCGCCCCAAGTCAGGGGTACGACTACACGCCGGGCAACCGTATCTCGGAGATCATCCTTCGGGCTGGTGAGGCTGCGGCGCGGATGCAGCAGGATCAAGCGCATCTGCTTGGCTCGAGCGTTGCTGGCATCGGGCAGCAGGTAGGGGACATCGTAGCGCAGGAGAACGAGCGGAAGGCGCTCGCGGCCCGCGACCAGCGAATCTTCGACCTGATGGGCAACGAGGATGCCTCGGTGGCGGACTTCGTCCGGGCGGCCGGTCCGGATGCGGGCCTGAAGCTCTATCAAGGTGTCGCGGCCGCTCGGAAGATCGGACAGGTGGACAAGAAAGAGGCTATCGGCCTTCTGCCGGTCGCGCTGCGCGGGTACAAGACGCTCACTCCGGAAGGGCGCGCGGTCGCTTACGGACCACTGCGTCAGCAGGTAGCGCAGTCTGGCCTGATCCCAGCCGAGGCCATGCCCGAGGAGTACACCCCGGAAGTCGATGCACAAGTGGACGAACTGTTGACGGCGCTGGAGCCGCCGAAGCCGGCGGAACCGTTCTCGCTCGGGCCGAATGAGGTTCGCTTCGGTCCTGGAGGCGAGGAGATTGCCCGCGGCATCACTCCGGAGAAGGTGGACACGCGCAGCCTTGATGCTCGCTATGCTGAAGCGGTCGCGAATGGAGACCAAGCGACGGCGCAGCAGCTACTCCGAGCGAAAGCTCAGCTTGAGGCGGCAGGGCGTGCACCTGCTGCCCCGAAAGCGCCAGAGTTCAAGGAAGTGGGCGGGGCCCTGTATCGTGTACAGCCAGACGGCTCCTTGGTGCCAGCGACAGGCCCCGGAGGCGCTCCGCTCGCGCCAGCAGCTTCCTCTAAACCGCTCAGCGCTGAAGCATCTAAGGTGCTCTCGATTGCGGAAACGCTGCCGAAGGAACTTGGGGATCTACGCAAAGCCTTCGATGAGAACTATGGTGCGTCCGTGCGCGGGGTTGTCATTGGATCGGATCGGAAGCTCTCTAAGTTGGTCGATCAAGCCTCAGACAAGATCGGGCGACTTCGTTCTGGTGGCGCGATCAACAAAGACGAGGAGGCGCGGTTTAAGGGGCAGTTGGCGAGCTGGAAAGATCTCGTCTGGGGCAATAAGGACGATGCCCTGGCTGCAATTGATTCCTTGATCCAAGAGGCAAACCTTGTAGCAACGGGGATTAAGAGTGGCGGCGCGGCAGTATCCGTACCCACTGTTGCGAAACCGACCGGGCCAGCCAAGAAGGTCGGGATCTTCACGATTACGCCCGTGGGCGGTTCGTAATGCCTCGCTGGCAAGTGCAGGGTCCTAGCGGACAGACCTTTGAGGTGGAAGGCGATCGCGAGCCGACCGAAGCGGAGTTGGCCCAGGTCATGGCTTCGATAGCTGCGCCCGAGCAAGATCCAACGTTAGGTGCTGAGGCCGAAGATCCGCGCATCAAACTGCCCGAGGGGGACGTCAACAGCCAAGTGATGTCGCCCGCGTTTCAAGCGATCCGAGAGGCGGGCATGGATCGCGGCGCGGCTGAGGCGGCCCCGGTGATCGGGACGACGCTGGCTACGGCTGGCTTGGCCGGACTGACTGGCGGGGCTGGCGTGTTGCCCGCAGCCGCAAGAGCAGCACTAAGCCCGGCTGGTAGTGGAGTGATTGCAACCGGAACTGCGCTCGGCCATGGTGCGAGTCTGCCCGCAGCGATCGGGGCTGGCGTTACCGCTGCAGCCACTGACAAGGTGCTTGGGGTAACCGGTAAGATAGCAGGCAAAGTCCTCGGGGCCACGTTTAAGCCGGCCGTGGGCGCGCAGATGAAACACGCCGTAGTTCGTGGCGTGAAGACTGTGGCCGAGCAGGCGGCAAGAGAGGCCGGCCTAAGCGCCAAAGAAGTGAGCCGTCTGGCAACAGAGCATGCGGAGCAGGCTGGACAGCGGGCGAACAAGGAAGTCCTGCAGGAGGCCCACGATTACATCATCAAGAGCATCAAGAGCAAGACTTTCGACTCACGAGCCAAGATGGCCGACGCTCTAAAGATCAAGTTTGGAACGCAGTTCGAATTGAGTCAGTCGTCGGCACGGAAGCTGGTTGATGTCGTGCTGGACAACGCCGGGCTCGGTCCAAAGCCAACAGCCGCCGAGATGGGAGTCAGCTTGAACGAACGTATCCGCGCAGCACAGGCAGCGCAGGCAGCCAAGGGGGGCAGCTAATGGTGCGGATGTTGGAACCGCGTATTAACTGGCTCCGTCATGGCGCGCTGGAGCGTCCAGCCCAGCAAGATGCGCTTGCGCAATGTCCCGAGAGGGAGGCCAATCTCTCGCGCCCATTTACTAAGATCCTGAGTGCGGCCCTGATACGTATACAGCGGGTCCGGAGCGACCGGCGTCGTCAAAATGTCTTGTACGGCCCAGCCGCGATAAAGGCGTCGCTTGAACGTTCCGGCCCGCACGCCACGCAGCCGCTCCCATTCCGTAACAGTCATTCGTCGGCCATCCCATTCAAGGAACCTACTGTCTCGCTTGTTGTTCGCTTGCTCCTCCGGGGTGGCCCAACGACAGTTGCCAGGCTCATAAGGGCCTTCGTTGTCGATTCGGTCGAGCGAGTGGCGCGCCGTAGGACGTCGGCCGACATCGCTCAGAAAGGACCGAAAGTCAGTACGCCACTCATCGCATACCGTGATTCCACGACCTCCGTAGCGCGGCCAGTCCTTGTTGCGGGTGCGATAGCAGCGTTGAAGCATGTTTCGCCAAGCGATTCGTTCTGGGCTGGTCTTTATGGTCATGGAACAATAGTACCGTATGGGCTCGACCAGATAAAGGGGAATCTTCAATGAGTGTAGGCACCCTGAGCCCGACCCCTTGGCAGACCTTCTTCAACAATTCCGGCCTGATCGTCTCGGGCGGGAAGCTCTTCACGTACCTCGCCGGCACGACGACAAAGGTCAACACGTACACGGACGTCGCGCTGACCACGCCCAACGCGAACCCCATCATCCTTGACTCTGCGGGCCGTGTTCCTTCTGGCTTCTACCTCACGCCTGGCGTCTCCTACAAATTCGTCCTCAGCCCGAGCACGGACACCGATCCCCCGACGAGCCCGATCCGGACGCAAGACAACATCGGGACGGTCCCGCCCTTCGAGCAGGACGTGGACGTAGGCGGCACCGCGGGCGAGAACCTCACGGCGGGCGATGCGGTCTACTGCTCCACAGGGACCGGAGGGGACGCAGCCCGCACCGCGGGCAGGTTCTACAAGGCGGATTTCTCCTTCGCCTACCGATCGACGCAGCCGCTCATCACGGGGTTTGTCACCTCCACGATCACCACGGGCAACACGGGAACTTTCCGGCTCGCCGGCAGGATGACAGGGCTGTCGGCGCTGACAGTCGGGGCCGTCTATTGGTTCTCGACAACTCCTGGCCTCCTGACCAGCACATCCAACTATGCGTCTGGCGGAAGGCCAGTCGGGATCGCGGACAGCACGAC